CCTAGTCTTCAACCCTGACAGTATGTATCTAGATGATGTTCAAATTAAGTATGCACAGGAGACAGTATATGGAAACTAAGATATGGGATTGTTCATTCAGCAGAGAAGATATAGAAGTATCAATAGGTAAAGCACTAACAGATGGTGAATGGAACATAGTAGTTGATGAGTTGTATAACAACGATACGCTTTACAATACGCTTCAATCACAAGTAACTAAGATTGCATTGGCAGCAATTGAGTAGTGCATCAAAGCGTAAAGGTAGTCAAGCAGAACGAGATGTAGTTGCTTGGCTCAAAGCCAATGGCTACAAATATGCAGACCGCAGACTCGCAGGAGCAACCTTAGACAAAGGCGATATAAGCGGTGTGCCAGGTGTAACTATTGAGATAAAGAATCACGCCAAGATGGACCTAGCAGGATGGCTAGCAGAACTAGAAGTAGAGATGAAAAATGATAAGGCTTGGACAGGTGTAGTAATACACAAACGTAAGGGTAAAGGAGATGTCAGTCAGTGGTATGCCAGTATGCCAGCGCAGATATGGCTAGAACTACTGAAGAAAACAGATGGAGAAACATAGTATTGCTGCATACCTAGAGTATGTAGGCGCCGCCGTGCCATCGGGCGGGCACGGCTGGCGCAAGATGAAGTGCCCATTTCATCCAGATAAACACGCATCGGCTGGTGTTAATTTTGATGAAGGCAGATTCAAATGCCACGGATGTGGTGTTGGTGGAGACGTATACGATTTAATTATGCACAAAGAAGGAGGCAATTATCGTGAGGCTGTCAAATTCGCAGAGACAATTTCTCCTACAGGCAGCGACAGAATACGTAAAACACATAGGTCAAGCGACAGATTATCTGGCAACGCGGGGTCTGTCGGTAGAAGAAGCAAGGATGTTTCATTTAGGAGTAGTGGACAATCCATCTCCAGGACACGAAGGTTACAAGGGTAAGTTAGTAATCCCATACATCACGCCATCAGGCGTGGTTGATTTGAGGTTCCGTAGTATCAGAGGAGAAGACCCAAAGTACATAGGCTTGCCAGGTGCAAAGACAACTATGTTCAATGCCCAAACAGTTCTAACAGCCAATGGCTACATCTGCGTAACTGAGGGCGAGATAGACTGCATAACAACAGTGACTAAGACGGGACACCCAACAGTGGGCATTCCTGGCGCTAACAATTGGAAGTCCTATTACACAAAAATACTTGATGATTTTGATACAGTTATTGTGCTAGCAGATGGCGATAGCCCTGGGCTAGAGTTTGGTAAAAAGATTAGCCGAGAGTTAGGTAATGTAAATATCGTTCAGATGCCCGAAGGGCATGATGTAAACAGTATCGTTTTACAGGAAGGAGCAGGTTGGTTAAATGAAAAAATCAGGAAACTATTACCCAGATAACAATTCTTTTTGGGATTACGTAAAGAATAATCCAGGAATTATGGGTCTACCAATATCAGAAAGTAAAGGTCTAGATTTACTAAATGCTTTAAGAGATATCAGAGAAGCCTACATAGAGGATACAGAGCAGGGAGATACTATGTTAACTCTACTTGGCAGCCTGCTAGTCGGTGCTGTAGAGGGGCACGGTGATATGATGGTAGAAGAAGTTATAGTTTCAGAGGCTATGGCTAAATTTGATTCTCAGATTAAAGGAATATTAAATGAAGGATGCTGAACACCTAGAAGAAATCCTAAGCCAACTTAGAATCACAATGATTAGAAAGCATCAGGACTACGGCCCATACAACATAGCCAATGCCCCTGGTGGGGCAATGAATGGGCTGATAGTCAGGATGCACGACAAGATGACACGGCTAGAGAACCTGCACTATAACCATAAAAGCAACACGCCGAACTATGAACCTATTGAAGATACGCTACTTGACCTAGCAAACTATGCAATAATAGGACTAATGGTGCAAAGAGGGTACTGGGAAGGCTTGAGTGGCACAGGAGTACATAAAGGAATATGACGTAGTAGTAGCGTCATTAGCCTTGGAATATCAAAAAAAATATCCGATGCTAGATGTCTTGGATATACAACAGACCTTATGGCTCTGGTTCCTGACTCATCCTCGTAAGTATGCTGAATGGTCTGCCTTGGAACGCAAGGATAAAGATAAGTTAATAATCAAATCTCTACGCAATGCAGCCCTGAAATACTGCGAAAAAGAAAAAGCAAAGACGGTTGGCTATGAGATACTAGACCTGTATTACTACGATGCCACAGTCATAGAAGCATTTCTACCTAGCATTATCTCTGAAACATATGAAATGCCAGTCAAGATACAGGATTTAAACTTTAAATTTAACAAAGCAGAGCCGAGTAATGACGGCAACAACTGGTTAGTTCTCCGTTCAGATATAGCATCAGCCTTCTACAGACTATCAGAGGCAAAACAAAACGTACTCAGGATTAGATTCAGCACAGAAAACAATGAGTGGGCTTTGATAGCCAAAGATTTAGACACAACACCAGATGGCGCACGGATGAAGGTCCAGCGTGCAGTTAATTCACTAATCAGAAACCTAGGCGGTTGGCGTCCATATGCAGATGCAGACAGCCCAGTTATAGAAGAAGATGAAGATGAGTCAACCGAAACATATTAGAGACCTATTGCATATCAAGGACTACAGCAAGGCAATGGACTTGCGCGGTAAACCAACAGAAGTATGTCCTTGTGGATGTGATGTTTTTATTATGTTAGGCGGATTTATAGATTCAGAATTAGCGTTCTACTTTACAGACGGAGAATGCGCTAGTTGTGGCAGTATGGTAACTCTGCCCACCCCATCAGAAAAGAACTATATAACAGGAGAATAACAATGCCATATTACGGACGAGATATAACAAAGAATGTTTCTATACATATGGGATACTCATTTAGATTTGCACTTGGGTTTACCATAACTAGGTATGGATTTGATTTAGATTTAGGTCCTGCTTGGATATCTATTGAGTTTAATAGATTATTAAAAAAATATTATGGATTCAAACTGGATGATGAATGACTTTAGAACCTATACGACAAGTAGCAGGAGATGGTAAACGGGAGCAGGTAGCGAGCAAAGCACTGACGGAATACTTTACCAACTGGAAGTTATATCCGACACCGCGTTTTTTCTTTACTGACTTTCATATTACTGTATTACACGGCAATGGCAGAGAGAACTACATTGGAGACCTAGAAATCAAATGGCTTAAGATAGATAGCAGCAAGCCAGCCATCTTTCCATTCAACAAATTACAACAGATGATGATAGCCCCACCGTATACAGATTCAGACTACTCATATCATCGTATCTGTTTTAGATTTTCAGATGGGATTGCTATGATTCCAGTCAAAGATATAGCACATCTAGAACCAGTCTTTCATACCCGTTGGGATACTAAAGAGCGGGACCTGGTAGTTTTTGTTAATGCATTAGACTATCCACAGTATTGGCACAACCTGGTGATAAACGAATGATAACTTCATATTCATTAACTCCACAAGAAGAGGCAATTGCGGTTGAAGTAGGATATCAAAGACAAAGGCCTTACTTTGGAAACCCTACTCGTAATGTAAATTATTCAGAAGGTGACCTATGGGAACTTTGGCAACACGCAGTTACTGCTGGTAGCGAGTTGGCTTTTGCTAGGATGATTGGTAATACTACTTTTGTTCCTCACTTTAATAAATGGAAAAATGAATTAGACATCCCTGGGCTAGGCGAAATACGATATACCTTTAATGATAAACCTAAATTAAGATATACAAATAGAGATAATGATTCAAATATTTATATATTAATGACAGATGGTATGCGTCATAAAACTAGACGTAATGGACCAGATTGGTTAGGCTATCCATATAAAGCAATTGGTTGGTTATATGGAAGCCAATGCAAAGCAGAAGCATTTAGATATAATGAAAAATCTTGGTATGTGCCAGCAACATTTCTAGCACCAATAAATACGTTGCCATTGGTTTATAATGAGGTTTCTTTTCAGCCAGGGGAAGGCTGATAGAAAGCAAAATAGACCCCCTATCCAACTAAGGTAGGGGGTCTATTTGTGTCTATAAACGGCCTTAGAAGGCGTTTAAAGGGCTATTTAGCGCCTCTGCCAAACTCGCTAGCAGATGGGTCAAGCCATTTAAGAACAGGGCCAAGGAAACCAGCCAGTGCTGCAGTTCCTAATACCTTGACGTTAGTCTCACCAGCAAGGTAGAGCGCAATAGCAGCCGATGCTGCAGCGCGGAACCAAGACAGCGATACTTGCTTTAGTGTTTCCATCAGATTGCCTTTCGTTTGATTGATATCTCCAAGGTGTGAACCTTGCAGGGACAGAGTACCACTGCAGGGGCAGGTTCAACAGGTTCGGAGACTTTTTTCTTTGCTTGAGGCTGTAACTTAGCCAGGACTTGATTGACTACCTTAGGCTGGTTTAGCCACCAGAACCAAGGGCTAGTGTCATTAGCCAGATGAGAATTGATAGAGATATGAAGGTGCTTATTATGAGGATTGCTACCCGTGTATTTGCGGTTTCCTTCTTTACGTCTTTCCCGCGACCAGATTTTCCCCTGGAAGATAAGATAATTAACGCGTTCATCCTCTTTAAACTTCTCAAAGATGCTCGCACAATCAACTCCAACTTTAGGGTCGTGGGTTAAGTCTACTGCTAGCCCAGTATTGTGGTCCGAATTCGGGCTGGCTTTCTGATGCGCTAACGAAGGCAACAATCCGTCCGACAGTTTCTTGCGTTTCGGAAACAACGCTGTCGCTTGACGGAGCACAGCAATAGCAGCAGGTGACGCTACTTTGACTACAGGTTTCATTCGTCATCACATTCCTCTTCATCATCATCATAGTCAGGAATGATTGGAACAATAGGTTCAATCCAGGGATTACTCATTGTCTTCTCTCTTGATTATCTCATAGTGGAAAGCATTGGAATCCTCAGTGCTCCACTTCTTCTTATCTTCAACATCCCATTTATATTCGTTAATAATCCTATGTATAAGTGGATTGCCATACTTAACAGTATAAGATGGCTCA